CATTACGGCGATCGTGGAAGAACTGGCGGCGCGCGGGATCGGGGATCAGCAGGTCGTTGCGGTGCAGCAGGGTTACAAGCTCAACGGCGCTATCGCCGGCGCGGAACGGAAACTCAAAGACGGAACGCTATGGCATGCCGGTCAGCGCCTCATGGCGTGGTGCGCTGGCAACGCCAAGGTTGAAATGAGGGGAAGCGCCATGCTCATCACGAAGCAGGCGGCGGGTCGCGCCAAGATCGACCCGCTGGCGGCGATGTTCAACGCGGTGATGCTGATGGCACGCAATCCAGAAGGGTTCACGGATTCGGTGTTCAACCAGCGCGCCAAGATGAGGACTTCCGCCTGATGGGTATCTGGTCCCGTCTCTTCAATCGGTCGACGGTCGATGGGCAGCCGCGCGGATCGCGTCTGTTCTTCCTCGGCAAGACGGCATCGGGCGTGCGCGTCACCCCGGAAACCGCCCTTGCCAATTCGGTCGTCTGGGCCTGCATTCGCTATCTTTCCTCCACGGTGGCGCAGCTTCCCTGCCATGTCATGCGTGATGGCAAGAATGGGGCGGAGAGGATGAATGCGCACCCAGTGGACTGGCTGCTGTCGAAGCGCCCATGCCCCGATCTTGGCTCGTTCAACTGGCGGCAGGCGATGCTCGGCAACGCGCTTCGCTACGGAAACGCCTATGCCGAGATTGAGCGCGATATGCGCGGTTTGCCGATTGCCCTCTGGATATTGCATCCGGATCGCGTCTGCGTCCGGCGGGGCGATGACGGTCAGTTGGTCTACGAGGTGTGGAACCCGACCGGCAACGTCCTGATCCCGGCGATGGACATGTTCCACCTGCGCGGATTCGGCGACGGCCCGGTCGGCTATAATGTGGTCGAATATGCCGCACAGTCGATCGGATGGGCGCAGGCGACCGAGCTCTTCGGGTCCACTTATTTCTCCGAGGGCATGAATCCGACGGGAATTGTTGAGGTGCCGGCGGCGACGAGACTGACACCTGAGGGTCAGGACGAGCTGCGAAGCGAATTGAAGCGCCTTTACAGCGGCCCGAAGAGCGAACGCACGGCCATCATGGATGGCGGAATGAAGTTCACCAAGGTCGCGAATAATCCCAATGAGAGCCAATTCATCGAGACGCGGCAACATCAGGTCGAAGAGATTTGTCGATGGTTCGGCGTCCCGCCGCACAAGGTCATGCACATGCTGCGCGCGACCTTTTCGAACATCGAGCATCAGTCGATCGAGGTTGTGGTGGATTCTGTCACGCCATGGTGCCGGGCATTCGAGGATGAGGCGGATTACAAGCTGTTCGGCAACAACCGCATGGGGCTTTACACCAAGGTCGATACGCGCGGCCTGCTGCGCGGTGACCACGTCTCGCGCGCGCAATATCTCAAAACCATGTTCGAGATGGGTCTACCTCTCAACCGCATCATGGCGATCGAGGATTATAACGGGATTGGACCTGAAGGCGAGGTCAGTTTCGTTTCCAACAATGTGCAGACGCTGGACCGCGCCATCAACGGCGACCCAGCGCCTGGAGACCCAACTGCCGTCGACTTGACCAACCCTGCCGCTGTTGCGGCATCGCTTCGGATAAATTGAGGGACACCCATGGGCGCAGGCTATTCCGTTCGGGCGCGCGGCAACGCGAGCGCCGACATTTTCATCTATGAGGATGTCGGCTTCAGCTTCTTCGGCGGCGTGACGGCCAAGGAGTTTTCGGATGATCTCAAGCGGCTGGGCAGCATCGACACGCTCAACCTGCACATCAACAGCCCCGGCGGCGATGTGTTTGACGGGATCGCGATCTACCGCCAGCTGGTCGACCATAAGGCCCGCGTGATTGCTCATGTCGATGGGCTTGCCGCCTCGATCGCGTCGGTCATCGCCATGGCCGGGGATGAGATCCGCATCTCTCAGTCCGGCTTCATAATGATCCACAACGCGACGGGTGGCATCCGCGGCGACGCAACCGAGTTGCGCCGCGTCGCAGATCTGCTCGAAACCGTGAACGGCACCATCGCGGATGTCTATCATGCCCGCACCGGTAGGGATCGCGAGGAGCTGCTGGCGATGATGGATGTCGAGACATGGATGGCAGGTCAGGAGGCTGTCGATCTCGGCTTTGCTACCAACTTGGCGGAAAACATGAAAGTCGCAGCGCGGGCAATTGACCAGTCCCGGCATCAATATCGCAATATCCCGGCCGCTCTGACAGGTCGCCCGATTTACGACGCAGCACAGACCCGCATCGCGACGATGCGCGCGAAGCTGTGCCAGAACAAGCTACGGACGGCCTGACAGCCGTCTCGCAGGGGAGCGCTCCCTAAGCGCAGCAGACGGCCTGTTGCCGTCAATTTCATGAGGTAAAACCATGGTTAAGCGCACTCTCTGTGTGCCGGCGAGCGTTATGGCCCTTCTGGCCCTCGGTGCGCCGGCCCATGCCATCATTTCCAACGATTTCGACGGCACCATTCAGGCCCATCGTGATCGACAGAGCGAGCTGGTCGATGCTCAGACCACCATCGTCGCCACCGCCGACGCGGAAAGCCGCGAACTGACGGTCGAAGAACGCACACAGCTGGACGAGCTGGCAGCGGAGTTCGACCGCATCGAAGGCGAAATCGATCGCCGCACCCGCGCTCAAGCACAGTTCGACGCGCTGAACGCCTCGCGCGGCCGGCAGGCGGTTTCCGACCCGATCGAGGGCGACGTGCCGCCCGTCTCCAATGCCGCTCCTTCGCGGCCGGCTGCGGCGGCACCCTCCCGCTCCCCCGCTGCCCCGCGCGTGCAGGCCAACGGGAACTTTGGCTTCCGGAACTTCGGTGAGTTCGCGTTTGCTGTACGCAATGCCCGGTCGGGCGGACAGGCCGACCAGCGACTGCTGCGCAACGCAGCGGCCGGGACTTACGGAAGCGAGGGTTCGGGTGCCGATGGCGGATTTGCGGTCCCGCCGGACTTCCGCTCCGAAATCATGACCAAGGTATTCGGCGAGGATAGCCTTGTCGGCCGCACCGATCGTCAGGTTTCCACCAGCAACCAGATCACATTCCCCACGGACATGACGACCCCCTGGGATGCGTCGGGCGGCATTCAGGCATACTGGACCGGCGAGGCTGCTGCGATCACGCAGTCGAAGCCGAATTTCCAGGATGTGACCGTGAAGGCGCACAAGCTGGCCGTTCTGGTTCCGGTTACCGAAGAGCTTGCGGAAGATGCCCCCGCCCTCGACGGCTATCTGCGCCGCAAGGTTCCCGAGAAGATGGACTTCGCCATCAGCAATGCACTCGTTCGCGGCGACGGCGTCGGCAAGCCCCTGGGCTTCCTGAACAGCCCTTGCCTGTCGACCGTGTCGAAGGAGAGCGCGCAGACCGCTGACACCATCAAAGCGGAAAACATCGTAAAGATGTTCGCGGCGATGCCGATCCAGTCGCGCAACTCTGCTGTTTGGCTGATCCATCCCGACGCGGAGCCTCAGTTGCCGCTGATGACGATCGGGCAGCAGCCGATCTATATTCCCGCCGGCGGCTTTAGCGGCTCGCCCTATGGACTGCTGCTTGGGCGTCCGGTGATCCCGCATCAGGTCTGTGAAACCGTGGGCGATCTCGGCGATATCATGTTCGTCGACTTCAATCAGTACCTGACCCTGAGCAAGACCGGCGGCGGCCGAGATTCGAACGGCATGCGCGCCGACGTGTCGATGCACCTTTGGTTCGATCAGGATCTGGTCGCATACAAGACCACCATCCGCCTGGGCGGACAGCCCTGGTGGTCGGCTGCCACGGCCATGCGGGATGGCTCGTTCACGCAGTCGCCCTTCGTCGTGTTGGAGGCGCGCTAAGCCCCCTCCCTGAGACCTAGCCCCGCTTCGGCGGGGCCATTTCCGGAGACTTTCAATGACCATCAATCTGAACGCGAAGTTCGCCGAGCAGGCGAAGATCGTCACCGGCCTGCCGCCGCGCACACCATCCACCTCGACGCCCGATTATGTCAGTCTCAAAAATTATGAGAAGATGACCATCGTCATCCTGGTCGACAATGCGACCACGGTGACAGGGTCCGCTATCACGGTAAAGCAGGCCACCGCTGTAGCGGGAACGAGTGAAAAGGCGGTGTCCTTTGCATCGGCCCTGCGCAACGTCGACACCGATGCGTCCGACGCGCTGGCTTCGTTCACGGTGTCGAGCGACACCTTCACCACCGACGCCACGAACAACAAAAACCTGATCTACGTGATCGAGGTCACGCCGGACATGCTGGATGTTGCCAATGGCTTCGATTGTGTGCGCGCCGGCACCGGCGATGCGACCGCAGCTGTCCTGTCGGTGCTCTACATTCTGCACGGTCCGAAATATTCGACCCTGCCGTCTGCGATCATCGACTAAGCTAACAGGGGCGGCAAAATGGCTGACGATCTGTCCGGCGACTTCGCGATCACCTTCACCGAAACCGTCCAATATGAGGTTGGTGGGCCGGGCAAGGGACCGATCTACGAAGCTGGCGAAACGCACTCCTTCCGCGACGATATCGCGCGGCGGTGGTTGCGTCGCAATGTGGCAGTCGTCAGCCAAAGAGCCGCGCCTAAAGCCCCTACGCCAATCGAGATGGAGGGGAAGGTCGATCTAAATCAGGCAGCCCACGATGGTGGTCGGCCGGAATATTCTCCACCCGGAGCGCAGATGACCGCAGTTCGAGGCCGGCGGAACCGTCGCTGATGGGATATGCCCTTATCATCCCACCCGCCTCTGAGCCTGTCTCGCTGGATGAAGCAAAGATTCAGTGCCGCGTCGATGGCACTGAGC